TGGTAAGATAGATTTATATTCTAAGTCTGGTATCTTTGTAGACTTTAAAACTAAAGATAATCTAGAAGGTAAAGACCCTGCTCGTTTAGTATATGATGAGCATGGTATGCAGTTGTCAGCCTATGCTCAAGGCTGTGGCTTTGATGATGTAGAACGAGTATCTATATTTGTTGATCGTCAAGACAAAGAACTTATAGCTTGTTATATATGGGATAGAGACTCTCAAACAAAACATACAGAAATGTTTAACAGCATTTTAACCTATTGGAAATTAGTAAAGAACTATGAATCAAAAAAAATCTAAGCAGTTAAGACGAAGGGCAGAAGACTTACTCATTGAGTGGTTAAGAACAATGATTCCCGATGGAGAAGATACATCTAGGATTAATAGAAATAATCTTAATGAGTTCTTACCAGAACAAACTCATATCTTTGCTAACAATAAGTTTCTATTAAGTGCATACAGTTTGAGGTGGTTTTACAAACAAGTAAAACGTAATCCGAACATCACACTTGGAGACTTGAATGCCTAGACGAGTTCCCAGAAAACCTAGACCTAAAAAAACTAACGTACCTAAAGGCTATGATAGTACATGGGAATATAATATACATCAAACAATTTTACAAGATTGGAAACATCATTGGGATAAAATTGATTATATAGTAGAGCATACTTATGAGCCAGACTTTGTAAAGACTGTTGATGGTAAAATAATATTGTTAGAAGCAAAGGGAAGGTTCTGGGATTATGCTGAATACAGTAAGTATATCTGGATAAGAGAAGCCTTGAGTGAGAGAGTAGAAGACTATGAATTAATATTCTTATTTCAAAAACCTTTTGCACCTATGCCGGGAGCTAAGATAAGAAAGAACGGAACAAAAAGAACCCATGCTGAGTGGGCAGAAACAAATAATTTTACATGGTATAGTGAAGAAACTTTACCGAAGGAGTGGATAACAGATGAACTATAAATTTAACGAAGGACAACTAATACAAGAACTACAGGCTTATATTGATGGTACATATGGTGAGCATTATGCTTCCGATAAGTATCAAGCAACAGATATCATCATTGATTCTGGACATGGTGAAGGGTTTACTCTTGGTAACATTATGAAGTACGCTAAACGTTATGGAAACAAAGACGGAAAGAACAGAAAAGACTTGCTAAAGATACTACATTATGGTATAATAATGCTTAACGTACACGACACAGAGAACTCATAATGGTAGATGATAAAGTAGGTATCAAGGAATATCTTGGTATAAAAATTAATTACAGTAATGAAAAACTATTAGATAAGTTTAGCCTTGATACTCTCAGGGATAGATACTTATGGGAGAATGAAACACATGCCCAAGAAGCATTTGCCAGAGCATCCGTCTTCGGAGCAACCTACAAAGGTCACACAGATTTTGAATTGGCTCAAAGACTTTATCACTACAGTTCCTCTTGTTGGTTCATGTTTAGCACTCCTATACTTAGTAACGGGGGAACAAGTCGTGGTCTTCCTATTAGCTGTTTTCTCAATTATGTACCTGATAGTCGGGATGGTTTATCTGCTCACTATGACGAGAATATTTGGTTGGCAAGTTCGGGTGGAGGTATTGGTGGATTTTGGGGAGATATTAGGAGTAATGGTATTTCTACTACTCACGGTAGTAAGTCTACTGGTTCAATCCCCTTTATGCATGTCGTAGATTCTCAGATGTTAGCCTTCAATCAAGGCACTACAAGACGTGGAAGCTATGCAGCTTACATGGATATATCTCATCCGGAGATTGAAGAGTTTATTAACATGCGTAAAGAATCTGGTGGTGATATCAATCGGAAGAATCTTAATCTTCACAATGGTATCAACATTACCAATGAGTTTCTTAAAGCTGTACAAGAAGATGCAGACTTTAGATTGATTGACCCTAAGACTCACGAACCCACAAAGATTGTAAATGCTAGAGACTTATGGTGGCAGATCATCAACGCAAGAGCAGAGACAGGTGAGCCTTACATGGTAAATATAGATACATGTAACGAAGCTTTACCCAAAGAACAAAAAGATTTAGGATTAGAAATCAAACAGAGCAACTTATGTTCTGAGATTACTTTACCTACTAACGAAGAACGAACAGCAGTTTGTTGTTTGTCTTCCGTAAACCTAGAATACTTTGATGAGTGGAGTGAGAACCCTCTGTTCATTGATGATTTAATTACTATGCTTGACAACGTGCTACAACATTATATTGATAACGCTGTTGATACAAATAACTTAGGAGAATACAATGCAAATTTTAAAAGGTTTCAAAAACATATTAAGCCGGGCAAAGAGGGTTTTCTTAAATCTACCTACTCAGCTTATAGAGAAAGGTCGTTGGGTCTTGGTGCGATGGGATTCCATTCGTATCTCCAGTCTCGCAGTATTCCATTTGAGGGTATCTTTGCTACGGGCTTTAATTATAAAGCATTTAAACACATTAAGAGACATTCGCTTAGAGCAACTGAACGACTTGCTGATGAACGTGGTGAGTCACCTGATATCAGCGGTAGTGGTCGCAGGAATGCTCATTTACTCGCTGTTGCTCCTAACGCTTCTTCTAGCATCATATGTGGTGGTACATCTCCTTCGATTGAGCCATACAGGGCTAATGTTTATACGCACAAAACTCTTTCCGGTTCATTCCAAGTCAAAAACAAATACTTAGAAGAAGTATTACAAGACAAAGGATTAAAGAAAAATGAACTAACTGCCTTATGGAAAGACATTGCAGGTAACGAAGGTTCAGTTCAGCATCTTGATATTCTTACAGATGATGAAAAAGAAATATTTAAAACTGCTAATGAGATAGATCAGATATGGATTATAGAACACGCTGCTAAACGTCAAGAGTTTATATGTCAAGCACAGTCAGTTAATCTTTTCTTTACTATACCTACAGCTACCGAACCACAGGAAGTACATGATGAGTACATGCAGTATGTTAATGATGTGCATTGGTATGGTATGAACAAACTTAAATCTTTATATTACTTTAGAACTAATGCTGCTCGTAATGCAGAGAACGTAAACACTAAAGTACAACGAATAAAATTAGACGATGCTGAATGTATCGCATGTGAGGGATAGTATGAATTGTTGGCACTGTGGAACAGAATTAATATGGGGTGGAGATCACGATATAGAAGATGAGAACGATGAATACATTATGGAAACTAATTTAAGTTGTCCAAAATGCAAATCAGAAGTAATAGTATATTTACCAAAGGATTAATATGAAACAATCAGAATTTAATAATGTATTTAGCCAGAAGTTTGCAGGGTTTACCAGCCGGATGTGGTTAGATTATTGTGATGAAAATAATAATCCATTCGCAAAAACAAAAGATTATGCAGGATATGTAATTGAAAATTTTAAATATTTAGTTAAAAGATTTAACGAGGAGAACAAGTGAGCTTATTAGACACCAGAGATTATTACAAACCATTCGATAACCCTTGGATGTTTGACTACTATGTCTTACAAAACCAAATGCATTGGATGCCGGAGTCAGTACCGTTACATACCGATGTAAAAGATTGGCAAGAGTTAGACCCAAAAGAAAAGAATTTACTTACACAAATCTTTAGATTGTTTACTCAATCTGATGTAGATGTAGGTGCAGGTTACGTTGATAGATACATGCGTATCTTTAGAAAGCCTGAAGCTAGAATGATGATGGGTTCTTTTGCTAACATGGAATCTATCCATCAACATGCATACAGTTTACTGCTTGATACAGTTGGTATGCCGGAGATAGAATACAAAGCTTTTGCAGAGTATGAAGAGATGGCAGATAAACATGATTATGTACATAATATTAAGACTGTAAAAAAAGATAAAAAAAGTATTGCAAAAACTTTAGCAGTTTACTCAGCCTTTACAGAAGGACTACAGTTGTTTTCTAGCTTTGCAATCTTGTTAAACTTCCCACGCTTTGGACGTATGAAAGGTATGGGTCAGATTGTTACTTACTCTATCCGTGATGAGTCTATGCACGTTGAAGCTATGACTAAATTGTTTAGAGAGTTTATCCAAGAAAACATAGAGATATGGACAGATGATTTCAAAAAAGAAATATATGAAATTTGTAGACAGATGGTAGAACTAGAAGACAAATTCTTAGACTTAGTGTTTGATATGGGAGACCTTGAAGGACTTACTAAGAAAGATATGTATGCTTACAATAGATACATAGCTGATAGAAGATTACTACAGCTAGGATTAAAAACAAACTATGACCAGAGAGAGAATCCTCTTGGTTGGTTGGATGAAGTGATGGGTGTTGAACACCAGAACTTCTTTGAAGGTCGTGCTACTTCTTACATGAAAGCAGGGCTACGTGGTAGACAGGACAAGATAACCTTTGCAAACTTGGAGAGTGATAATGGTTAATAAGAACGAAGCAAACTTAGTAAGTTTTAAAGTGCTTCTTACACGCAAGAATGAAATAGTTACAGAGTTTAGTATGTTACCGGAGGA